AGTAAGTGTGTGATCACAAAGCCAGCCAATCCACCCATGATCGCAATAGTGGCAATATAGAGCTGAAAGAATTCGCTCTGTGTCATTTTTTAGGGGTCGCATATCCAAATACTCCAGCAAGGATTGCCCAAAGAATTGAGCGATAATCTGCAGCAAAGTTACTTGCTGCCCATGCTGCTAAGAATGCGCCAGCCATAAGAAAATATGGGTTAGTCATTTTCATTGTGATCCACCAATCATAGGTATTTGAAGAAACTCACCATTAAGGTCAGCCGCTTGCGTAAACGATATATGGCAGTGGTGATTATGTTTGTTGATGCCTGTGTACTTGCGCCACTTCCAAGCGAGTTTTGAACTGGCAATTTTGCCGTCAAAGATGATGTAGCTGATTCGCTTTGACTTATCAGACTTCGCAAAGACACGAATCTGATCCGCAAGATCTGGCATGAGGTCAGGTTTAGCCTTGCCTGTAAGATCTCGATCGACATCGATGGCACGTACCCAGCCGTTAGCATCAGGATTGTGATCTGAAACGCGCGCGCTGTGTCGAGTATCGCCGATCCAACCATCAGAAGTTCGATCTCGATCTCCGAAGGTGTCGTCAATCTGTTCTCTTAACTGGATTGCGCATTTAGATAAACGCGGCTTCACTACAGACCCAGAGCAGCCTTTAGGTCGTCAACAGATAATCCAACTAAGGCCAGTTTATCTGTGACTGATAATGATTGAGTTTCAACAGCTGTGTGATTTGCTACTGCTTTTTTTAAATCGCCGTCAGATAAATCAAAGCCATCAGCTACGCCAATGATCTTATTGGCAGGATCAGTAAAGTTAGCAACCAAGCCAATTCCATTCAATTCGTCTGTGAGTTGACTTAAATTAATTTCTTTAGATGTGGTTATCATTTAATTAACTCCCTAGGTTTACTACGACGATTGTGCGTTCAGCAAACGCTGGCACGTCGCCAGCACCTTTTTTGAACTGTGTTGTAAAAGTATTAGAACCAGCAGTCAAACCAGTAACAAGAAAGGCAGCACCTTGCTTGTTTTTGAAGTTACCCGGTGATGCCCAAAGCTTTGCGCCAACGGCATATTCGTCTGATGAAGCAACAGTTGTGGCACCTGAGATAGCAAAGCCCATATAAGCGACAACATTTGCGCCAGCTGCGTTATCAAAGACAGCAGATAGGGAAACTAATGCCTTTGTGCCAGTTGTAACGGTAACAGCCCCAGCAGTAGTCAAACCAGTAAAGCTAGTCGATGAAGTTGTTTCACTGGTCGCAACATAATTACGGGCAGTGTTAAATGAAATAGTGCCGCCTACTGCTACCCAAGCGGAACCTGAATAATACTGAACAGCATCTGTGCTTTTTAGATAACACATATTGCCTTCTTGTGGGCTGGTAACAGCCGCATCGCGAGCAGTCGCATCAGCGAATACCCAGACTCCCTGCATGAGGTATCCATTAGTGTCTGCGGCTGTGAGAACATCACCTGTGGCGAATGTCTTGAAGCCTTGTCCTGCTGCCATCTGTTCTCCTTAGTAAGAAAGTGTGTTAGTGCCTAGTATCCCATAATTTGTTCCAATAATGAACGAATCAATGATGGGTTCTAGGGTAGTTAATGTGGTTTTCCAGTTATTTGGCCTTACGTCATGAGATATGCCAAATACCTGCAAAGTTTTGGTTAGGGTAGATGAGCCTGGTTGTGTGGTTGTTATTGTCACTGGATCAAAGAAGTCAAGACCCAAGGCGGCAAGAATGCCAGCATCATAGTTATCGGTGTACAGATCCAGGGTAACAGCATCGCATCGGATTGAAGTCTCTTGGCGAGAAGCAACAAATGCCTGAGCGTTATTTAGAGCTTCCGCATCTGTCTCCATAAGAAGGTTCTGCTCTTGATAAGAGTGTAAGAAATACTTGTCAATAGAAGTTTGATTGAAAGCAACTTGAGGGGTACCACCAGTGCGAGTAATAGTGGCTTTGTTAAATACCAGCGTGTCGTCTAGCTTCCAAAGGGCGTTGTTATAAGAGATCCCAGTGCCATTGTCATTGAAATTAACTGGAGTGCCAGCAACGCTTGATGAAGTAAGCGCGCGGTCTTGAAATACTACGTTGCCAAAGGCATCCATATATAGCGAGCCATATTCAGTACTAGTAATCAACTGCATTGCCCCAAGGGAAGTGCGAAGAGTGCCTGGGTCTGCTTGAACTGTGGTTTGACCGGTATCGATGTCACGCATGCCAACAGGCCAGCCGACTGAATCTAGGATCTTTCCAATGCGAGTGCCAGTAGTTTGACCAGCAGTAGCAGAAGCAACAGTGGTGATCTGAGCATTCTGGAAGAGTCTAAATCCATCGACTGCTTGGATAGTAGTGTAAACCACTTCACCGACATCTCGTGGGGTGGTGGTGTCATAACTGGTTATGTAGCCAGCAAAGATTGGATAAGTCTTTCCAGCATAACTGGCAGTAATGGTTACTTTGCGCATTGGAGTCAGCAAGTTGTAATAAGGGCTTGCTGGGTTCATAGGGTTAAAATCACCGTTTTGATCAATGATGCGTAGGCTCATTGTGCCAGTCTGAAATATGTCAGATAGAGCTGTACGGCCTCGATTAGTTTTAATTGAATCAACTTGGTTAGAAACATCGACTGTAACAGCTGTGGTATCAGCTAGAGCATTAACACCCAGAACACCTGAATCAAGAATCATAGGCGACGCAAATCCAGCACCCGTTGAAAAGTTGATGATGGCGTTAATTACTGGAACTGTCATCCTTCATCAACCCTAAATCCAAGTCCACCAGGTCGTCTTGTGCTTAAACCTTCAGTATCAGCAACAATAAGTGCATCAGCAACAATTTTGGTCATGTCACTTTGACTGATTACAGATCCTTCAACAGTAACATTGACAGTTACTGGTGGTGCTACTGATGGCGTGTATGAATAACCTGGCACTGAGAATGGTCGATTAAAACCAGTATCACCACCAAGGCCAGCGAAAGGGTTATTTGTTTTTATTGGTTCAGGTATTGGTGGTAACTCTGTAACTATTACTTCTGTTTTCTTTGTCACTTTATCTGTTGGCGGCGTTATTAATAAATCTTCAGGCTCTAAAGCCAGTATGCCACCACCCTTTCGACCAGGGTCAAGGGTAATAGTCGCACCGCTTACTTTGCCAAGAAGTACGGCAATTGCTTCAAGGCTTTTTAATGTTTCAGCAAAAGGATCAACTGGTGGCTTGATGTCTTTTATTTGCGTTTGTAAAGCCGCTGTGGCTCTCTGTGAGGCTTCTAATTGCTTCTGTAACTTACCAGCAAGGTCAAAGTCCTCATTAAGTATTGCGCGCTGTAATTCTAGGCGTAACTTTTCATCAGCTGAGATCTTGCCTTTCAAAGCTGCTTCGATTTGGATTTGATCAAGATTGAAGATTGATTCAGCCTTGGCAAGTAACGCTCTATTGGCGGCGGCCTTTTTATCTGCGGCAATTCTTGCAGCAGCAGCCTTTTTATCAGCTGCGATTCTGGCAAGAGTGGCTGCTTGTTCTTGTCTAGCCAGTAGTAACTCAGTAGATACTCCTGAGCCGCCTGTAAACATTCTGCGTGCTGAAGGTCTTGTAGTTAACTTAGCAGCAGTGCCAGAAGTTACGTTTCCAGTTACAAACGCGCTTAACCAGTCAAGTGCACCGTATTTGCTAGCATCTGAAAGCATCTGACCCAAGGCAGCTGAGAAAGTCTCTACGTTTGCTGTTGCTTCGTCAATATTGCCGTTACCAGCCAGGGCAGCAAAAAGATCAATCAAGCCTTTACCAATTGATTCTTTTGCATTGTCCGCGGCAATACTGAGCTTGTCGACAGATGCGGCATAAGTATCTAAGGAAGCTTTTCCAGCACCCTTGCTTTGCTTTGTCAATATTGCTTGTATTTCCTCAAATGATTTAGTAGCAAGTTCTGCCTGAGTAAGGCCAGTGTAAAGCTGTTTTAAGCCCTTGTAATTGCCAACGTATGCACTAGAAAGAATGTCTATAGTAGATGCAAAATCTAAACCATTAGCAACAGAAACATCAAAAGCCAAAGCCATCAAGTCTTGAGTTTTCGTAGTTGATAAAGTTACCTTGGCTAATTGAGCATAGGCTGGTCTTAAAAGATCGTCTGATATATTGGCTTGCTTTTCCATTTTTGAAATGAAACTATCTGCATTAACAGACTGATAAGCCAAGCCTAAGTTCTTAAGGTTTATTCTAAGAACCCTGATGGCTCGATCATCCTCAGCAAATGCCTTAACAGAGGCTTTGCTGAAGTCAACAATTGCCCTGGCACTAAAGGTCAAACCGATGGTCTTGCCTAAAGTCTTGATATTCTTTTCTAGAGTGCTGGTTGCTTTGCCAGCATCGTTAAAGGCTTTCTTGCCAGTAAACTCAGCTGCGACATCAATAACTACTTTTGCCATTAGCCGCGCACCGTCGCTCTCTTGTTTAGCTTCTGAGTAACTTTTTCAATAGCTTTAAGAACGCCATCTTGAGCTTTGCCACGATCTTCATCGTAAGCGCGATAAAGGACACGACCTTCCATTTCCCTTTGACCACGCATTACAGAGCCATATTTACCTTTAATGTTTTTAACAAACACGCTGTCTGGGGTAACTCGCCCAGCAATTTCATAGATAGATCCAGCAGCAGTCTTGTTAAACAAACGCGCTAATGATCTAAAGCCACGACGATCTGGCTTAGAAGGAGAAGTTTTATAACCAATGCCACGCTTAACTAGAGAAGCGTTGTAAACAGGAAATCTACCTTCACTAAAAGATCTAGGCTTCCAGTTAGTAAGAGTTTGACTTTCAGAAGGCGCAT